ATGGCTTTACCTTCAATGGGACATACAGCACCCGCAACGGAAAATGTTAAGTTAAAACAATCAATATATGAAACGATTATTAAAATTGGAGCTACTGAAACACCAATTTTAAATAAAATAGGTACTTCAAAGGTTACAAATCCTTTAACTCATAGTTGGATTACTGATACTTTTGAAGAACCAAAAAAGAATGCAAATTTAGAGTTAAGTAAATTTGTAGGTGAAACAAAAAACACAGCTCAAAAAACTACAAATGCTACTCAAATATTCATTACCGAAGCCATGGTATCAAAAGCTTTATTAAAAGCAAATCAATATGGTGGCAATGAAATGGAGTATCAAATAGGCAAAAAAACCAAAGAACATAAAATGGATATGGAATATGCTTTATTTGGTCTAGGCAGAGATAGTGATGTAAAAAAATCAGTTTTCAAAGATTATGTTCAAGCACAAGAAGCAACAAGTGGAGAAATGGCTGGACTTTTTCATTATATCGCTAAAGGAAAAGATAGCTTTTCTGATGGAAAGCGTGGAAATGTATTAGCTTTTGATGAAACAGGAGATTGGAGTGGAACTGCAACAGAACTAACAGAAGATAAACTTAATCAAATTTTGCAAACCATTTGGAATAGCGGAGTGACGCCTAAAGATGTCTTTTTAGGAGCTGACTTAAAAGGAGCTATCAATAAATTCGCTACAAGAATTTTAGGTAATGAAACAAAACTAGCAGGACAAGTAGTGAGCCTTGAAACAGATTTTGGAACGGTAAATTTCCATATGCATAGATTATTAAGCCCTAAATATGGTTTGGGTGATGTTTTAATTGCTGGGGATTTTGAGTATATGAAACATGGGCTTTATATTCCTACTATGATTGAAGATGTTCCAACTGATATTACTGCAAAAGCAAAAAGATTTTATACACAAAGCACTTTAGAAGTAAGAAATGCTGATGCTTTTGCTATAGGCGTGGGATTAACTAGTGGAAATAATGCAAAGGCTAAAGCGGTTTTAAAAGCAGCAAAAGGTGCATAATGCTTTGTGCTACGGCTAAAAAACTCATTATCGCTAAAGTTAAAAATTCTTACAAAATGATAGAAGATGATGAAGTTTTGAAAGCCTATTTTATGGAAGCATTTTATTATATTTTATCAAAATGTGTTCCTAGCGTTCTTTTAAAAAATGTAGAGCAAGGCGAAAAAGTTTTTAGGCAAGTTAGAAATAATCATTTTTTGATTATTCCTGATGAGCCTGATTTTGACAATGAAAAAGAACATTTAATGATAGATGAAACACTTAGTTTTGCTGTGATTAATTATGTTTGTTATTTGATTACAAGATGCGAAGAAAAAGACTTTCTGGCATTATGTGACAAGATAATTAATGAGTATATAGCTAACGATGGCAAGGAGCTTGATGATGAAAGAACATGGTTGTGAGTGTAATTTTACAAATAAATTTAATCGAGCTTTGAGTTATAAAGACTATGCTCAAAGTATAAATAGTGCTATTTTATAGCTTATTTAGATGATAAAAAATGGCTTTTAGCCATGGATGATCTGCTTTTCTTTTGTGAAAAGAGAATTAAAGATAGTGATTATTATGAAGGTTAAAAATGGGAACAAGCTTAAATGAATTAAAAACAGGTAGAGAAAAACTTGAAATCATAAATCAAGTTTTAGCTAGAATAAACAGCATTTCAGAAGCAATAGACAATACAAGACTTGATGAAGTTGTAGGCTTAAAACAAGCTTGCGAATCTTTAAAAAATGAATGTTTAAAATTTAAAAATGATATTGTAGATAAAAATGATGATATTTTAAGCAAATATGATGATATTAATAAAAAATATTCAAATATAAGTGAAAAATACAACAATGTAAATGCAAAATTTGATTATATTAAAGAAGCGTATGAAGATTTTTCTTTAAATAAACAAGAAATACAAAACATTAAAGATTTTTTAGAAAATAATACAGAAGAGTTTGAGAATTTAAAAAAAGATATACAGAAATATGAAGAAATAAAATTTAATTTAGATAATTATATTAATGAAATTAAACAAAATAAAGATTTTGTAAAAGAATATTTTGATTTGAACACAAAAATTAAAGATGAAATTTTAAGTGAACTTAATCATGCTTTAGAAATTGTAGATAGCTTACATTTAAATGTTGATGAATTAAAAGAAATAAAACCTGAATTAATAAGTATTAAAAAAGAAGTAAAAGATTTAGCAAATGAAGCAAAATTAGTAGTAAGTGAAGCAAGCGAAATTATAAAAAATAAAATTAACACTATATTCTTTGAAAACCAAAGATTAAATCAAGAAATGATAGATAGTGTTAAAAAGCTAGAAGAAATTAAATTTGATATTGGAGTTAAATATAAAGAAATAGCTAGTGCATATGAACTACTTTTAGAAAGCAAGCAAAATATAGAAGATTTAAGAGAAGTTATAGCTTTATATAAAGAATTTGAAAATGATATAACATCTTATTCCCAAATTATAAAAGATTTTAAAAGTAAAATAGAAAATTTAGAACGAGATTTAAAATCACAGTCTGAAAGTATCTACTCTTCTTTAAATGATAAACAAAATGAAATATTAAAAAAATTAAATGAAGTAAAAAATGAAGCTTTAGTTAAATTTGATGAACTTACAGCAAAATGTGAAGGGTATAAAATACATTTTGAGCAAAGTTATGATAGGTTTAATCAAAGAGCTTTGATAGCTAATGAAGATTTAGGTAGGTTAGCTGAAGTTGCTAAAAAAGAACTAGGTAATGATAAGTTAATTTATGAAACAGAATTAAAAGTTTTAGCTGAAGAAACAATAAAACAAATGGAAGAAATGCTCAAAGGTTTAAGTGATGAAAGAAATGAAGTCACAGAGGTTTTTGAAACTCAAAAGAAAGAATTTACTACTCTTGTAGATACTTCTAAAGTTATGATTGACAACTTAAATCATATTTTTAATGCGAATTATCAAGCAAAGAAAAATGAGTTTAGTATTATTTTTAATGAAAAATTGCATAGTTTAAACGAGAATAAGCAAGATTTTTTAAATGAGCTTGTGAGCGCAAAAGAAAACGGACTCAATAAAATAAATGAAACAAAAGAGCAAAGCCTTAATGAAATAATCCAAACAAAAGAACAAGGACTTAATGAGCTTGAAACTAAAAAAGGTGAGTGCATAGATGAGATTGACAATCAAGCAAGAATCTATGATATAAGTGGTGTTAAGGCTAATGTTGAATATCTTCTTTCTTTGCTTAATGAGAAAGATGATGGTAAAGATGATGGAATTAAAGATGAAATTGCAAATATAGAGCAAGGTATAAAAGATAAAGAACAAGAGCTTGAAGAGATAAAAAAGCAAATTGAAGAAGCTTTAAATAATAATGATGAATTAAAGCAAAAAAATGAGGAATTAAAGGAAATTAAAAATCAAATCGATGAGGCTTTAAGTCAAGAACCACCTGCTGATACAAGCGAACTTGAAGAGAGAAAAGAAGAACTTGAAAATCAAATTGCTGAGCTTGAAAAAGAGATTGCTGGTGAATTAATTAACAAAAAAGAGGAAATTGAAAAAGAACTTGAAGAAGCTAATCAAAACTTAGAAGACAAAAACAATGAGTTAGAGCAAAATGAAAAAGATAAAAAGCTAATTACACAAAAAGTATTAGATATAACTATTAAAACTTTAGAAGCACTTATAGATACAAAAGTAAGTTTAAATGGTGATGAAGAGATAAATGGAAATAAAACTTTTGCTAATCCTATTTTAGTAAAAGTAGATCCAACTAATGATAACCATTTAACAAATAAAATCTATGTAGATACCGCTTTAAATACAAAAGCAAATTTAAATGGAGATAATATATTTAATGGCACAAATACTTTTAATCAGGCATTAACTTCTCGGGCCAATCCAACAAATGATAATCACTTAACTAGAAAATGGTATGTAGATTATGGTGGTGGAATTAAAAATCTTGGCACAACTGGCAGTATAAATCTAGATTTAAGACAAGCTCAACATTTTATTTTAACAGCAAATGCAGGAACAAGCATAGGAATAGCTAATTTTGGAGGAGTAGGAAAAAGCGGAACAATAACTATAAATAATTGTCAAAATGTAGTAGCTTTTAATGCCCCTTTTAATTTTAGAATAGCTCAAAGTGGATTTAGTGGCACTGAAACTTTTGCTTATTTTTACATAGCTTCGAATAATGTAAGATTAGTAAGGACTTAAAATGAACTGCCTCCTTCTTTCTAATAATGGCATAGCACTAAATTTACCTCCATCTTTAGGAGGCTCGGTTGCAAATTATAATTATATGTTAAAGCTAGACATGATTTATAAACAAGCAGTGGTATTGCCATCAAATATTAATAATAAAGAAGTGGTTATGTTAGGCGAAGTTTGGACGACTGGAAATATGTCTAATAAAACTTCTGGAAATACTTTAGAAATAACTTGGAATAATTTTAATTCAAAAGTAACACTACATGCTTTAAGTAAATATTACACTGCCAATGCAAAAATCAAAGTAGAGAAAAAATTCAATTTTGGAAATATAAATAACTTACAAATAATGCTAAGTTCTTGGCAAAGCGGTAGTGCAAATGCAAGTGCTGGTTGGAACTTAAATGATGGGGATAGATTAAACCCAAGAGCAAATTTAACATTATACTGGAATTAAGAAAGGGTAAATATGTTTTATGATTTAAAAAATAAAAGTTTAAAATATGATGATATTTTTTTAAAAGATGTAAAAATACAAAACGAAGAAGGTGAGATTGATGCACAAGATACTTATTTTTTAAGTGCTTGCGATGATAAGCTTTTAAAAGAGCTTGGTTTTACTAAAGTTAAAGAAGAAGAAATCCCAAGTTTTAATGAAAAAATTGAAGAACTTCGCCAAATTCAAACTTATGATGAAGAAAATAATCTTTATATTATTTCTTATGAGATTAAAGAAAAAGCATTAGAAGAGTTAAAAGAATTAAAATTAGAAGAACTAAAAGCTATAAAAGAAGAAAAGCTTTTGTTTATGCCTTTTAAAAATACTATATTTCAAATTGACACGGAAGCAAAAATTAATATTAGTGGAAAAGTTAGCGAGATAATGTTAGCAAATCTCAATAATACTCCTTTGGAAAATATTGCTTGGATTGATAAAGATAATAAAATCATTATATTTAACAAAGAAGAATTTTTAGAATTTGGGGTTGGTATCGCTAAATATACTGAAAGTATTATTTTTAAAAATGATGAACTAAGAAATAAAGTGAAAAATGCTACATCTTTAGAAGAATTAAATTTAATTGCATGGGAGAGTGAAAAATGAGTACTGAAAATATAATAAAAGAAGGTGCTATACTTGGTTCTTTAAGTGGATCTGCATTATTAGGATTGATGGTTTTTGTCTTAGCTGGGATTGCATGGCATTTATATAAAACTTTACATAAAGAAGCTGGGGAAAGAACAAAAGAACTTATAAGTGAAACCAAAAATACTAATGTTCTTATTAGAGAACAAATTGCAGTATCCAGAGCAAGTAGCGATAGTTTGGTTAAATTTATAGAAACACATTGCTCAAAAACCAATAACAAGCTAGAAGCTATAGAAACAGATCTTATGAGAATGGATGAAAGGCTTGTTAGGCTTACTCAAATAAGAAATGATGAATTAAGAAGTATTTTTAAAAAAAAGGAAAACAATGACTAAAACAGAATTAAAAAGGGTTTGTGTAAAACCTTATGATAAAGATAGATTTGAAGTGATACAAGATTATGAGTTTATTTTGCCAAATTACAAAGGCATTGTACCACAAGGTTTTAAAACTGATGGAGCGAGTATTCCACGCCTTTTTTGGTCTTTGTTTCCACCTTTTAAAAGTGAGTATTTTAGCGCTTGTGTTGTCCATGACTATTTGTGTATAAATGCAAAATCAAGAGATGATTATAGGCTAGCTGATCTTGTTTTAAAAGAAGCAATGCAAGCTTTAGAAATAAATAAATTTAAGATTTTTGTTTTTTATTGCTCTTGTAATTTATTTCATCAGATCAAATGTTTAATAAAGGGGATAAGATGAGTTTAGAACAGGTTATAAATACTCAAAATGAAAGTTTAAATCAAATTATAAGTAGTTTACAAGAATTAGTTTTAAGTTATAAAAATGGTAATTTGAGTTTAGAAGATGTTAAAAAATTAATTAACGAAACTATTGAAAATATATCAAATGATTATATAAAAGAAAGCGAGCTAAAAGAAAAACTAGAAGCCTTGCTAGAAGAGCTTGGCATCAATGCAAATATCAATGAAGAGAGTTTAAAAGAAGTTGTATTAAAAGTTGTTTTAGAAAATCAAGAAAGTTTAAAAGGTGATAAAGGAGATCCTTTTACTTATGAAGATTTTACAGAAGAACAGCTTGAAAATTTAAAAGGGCAAGATGGAGCTAAAGGAGCTGATGGTAAAAGTGCTTATGAACTTTGGCTTGAAAATGAAGAAAACACGGGAAAAAGTCAAGATGAATTTTTAGAAAGTTTAAAGGCTCAAACACCAACAAAAGAAGAAATTAAACCTATTATAGAAGAGATGCTCGAAGATATGAAATTAAATTTAGGCATTAATGGAATAAAAGTATCTAATTCTATTCCCACTCCAAAAACAAAAGCTAATGTTAATGATTTAATTATAACTTATAATGAAAATGTAAAACAACTTTGGCTTTGTGTGGCAAGTGATGATAAATACACAAGTTGGATCAATTTGCTTGGAAATGAAAATATTACAGCACAAGAGTTGATTATTATTAGTTTTGATACAAATTTAAATAGTGGTCAATATGGCGGATGTTTAAGTGATTTGCGTTTTGGTTTTGAAAATTCTTTAGCAAGCACTACGCAAATTATAAAAGGACTTAATGAAGGCAGTTTTTTAATCACTAAAGATGGAATGGGTTTAAAATCTAAAAATTATACTGAAGTTAGCGTTCTTTCAAAACCAAGTAAAAATCAAATAGAAGGAAATATCAAAACGAGCGGAATTTATAATGATCCTGCTTGGCATAATATTACCAATGCTTTAAAAAAATATGATGGCAATGCAAATGAATGCTGTTTTTGGGCTTCTAATATAAAAAATAGTGTAAGTATAGAGCTTTTTACAAATGAAATTCCTATGAGTCTTTTTTATAGGCAAGCTGGATATTATGGAAATGTCAATCTTTCAAATATAAAAATGCAAAAAGCCCTTAGAGTTCAAAATGAAATTATAGTCGAGAGAAGCTTTATAGGAATAAAAAAAGAAATTGATAAAACTACCTATGGTGATAATGCTTTTTTATTTGAATTTGAAGAAGAAAAATGAGTTTAAATCTAAAAATAAAATACAAAAAATAAAAAGAAAGGAATTATAATGAAAGTAACAATTAATAGAAGATACACTGGAAAAACTTGTGTTATAGGCAAATTTAAAGTTTTTAATGATGATGATAAATTGCTATTTGAATGCTTTTCTTTAGAAGAGGATAAAGAAGGAGTTGAAAGAAACAAGGATTTGAGAATACCAGAAGGCATTTATAATTTAGAAAGACATACAGGTTCTAGCTTTAATATTAGCGGTAGGAAAACAGTAGCAGGTGTTAAAGTTTTAAAAGATGATGATTTTGTGATTAATGTCTATAATGAAGAAGTGCCACTTGATAGAAGAATTTTGATACATTGGGGAAATAGCCACGAAAACACCGAAGGTTGCATACTTCTAGGCTTAACAAAAGCAAATAATAACGAGTATATAACTTCTAGTAGGCAAGCTTGTAAAGAATTTTACGATTTAATGTATAAGAAAGACTTGTCAGAAATCAAACTTGAAATCGTAAATGAGCTAGTATGAGTAAATTAATATTATTTGCTTTAAGCTTCTTTAGCGGAGACAAAAAGCTTTATATTGCTTTAGGCTTATCTTTGATTTTGTTAGGATATTTTTATCTAAGACTTGATAGCACTCAAACAAAATTAGAAAAAAGTCAAAGTGATTTAGCTTTGGCTTTAAAAATAAATGAAAATAATCAAGAAAAATTAAAAGAATTAAATCAAATTCACAAAACAGAATTAAAGGCTTTAAATGAAGCAAACAATCAAAAAAATCAAGTACAAGAAAGGGTGCAATATGTTAAAGAATACATTTATAAAAGCAATGAAAATAATATTACTAAGCTTTTTAACGATGTCGTTGATAGGTTGTGGGATGCAAACTCAACAAGTAGTAACCAAAATAGAAATTCAAAAAGTAAGAATTCCGCAAGAACTACTAACATTAAGCCCCCTTGAAAAGCCAATAGCAAAAAATGAACTAGATATTTTAAATGCTTATTCTATGCTTTTTTACAAATACAAACAGTGTGAGATACAGATAAGCAAAATAAAGGAGCTAAATAATGAGTAATACAAATGTTGATTACAACAAAAGACTTGAAGCATTTAAAGAAATTTATCCGCAAATTTTAGAAATGAGTTTAGCAGAAAAATCTCCATTTGGAGAATTTAAAAAGCTTTTAGAACAATTTGGAAACGATAATGTTATAAGAAATGACCAACAATTTCAAAGCTTGGCACAAGCGTTGGTAAGTGTTGGACAAACCATAGTGGCTCAAAGTCAAAATACAGCTTTATCCATGATTTTACAAGGCGATGAAAACGAGCTTAACGCTGAAAAAGCTTTACTTTTAAGAGCTCAAACAGAAACAGAAAAAGCAAAACCTGCATTAATAGCTAGACAAACTTCACAGATAGATGATAATTTAAGAATAGAAGCTGCAAAAGTTACACAGAGTGTTCAATTTGGATATTGTACCGGTGGTCTTGATATACCACAAGAAATTATGAAGCTTGTTAAAGAAAAGATAGAAAATATAGAAAAGTCTTCATAATGCTTATAGATGAAAAAAGGCTTATGAGAAATTATACTCTTAAGCCTGCTTATCCATCAAACATAGGAGAATTGGATACACAAGAAGTATATAAACAATGGTTTACCTATGCTATGATAGGTGTAAATAAATATGTTGAGCTTTTACATAAACAACTTGTAAGAAAAGGTAGAAGTCAAATTTAA